CCCAAGCCTTCAGCGAAAGAAGCAATCGAGTCGGTTCTCCGTTCTTGTACTCAGCACCAGCCATATTACCCATGCGAGCCAAGAAACTTGCTCTACGGGGGTTATCCCCCGATTTAACTGGTGCTTTTAAGTTACCACCAGTTTCCGCATTATAAGATGATCTTCCCTTGGAGTTCAAGCCGCCAGATTTTGATTGCCCCTCACTCCTAACCCAAGCTGGACTCTTGAACTTTTGCATGATGATTCTCCAATATTGTTGAGCACCATTGATAAAGTTGTCCTATGGGAAGGTCTGATTTCATCCGATTTACAACATCACAAACAAATTGTACATTGCCTTGAATATAACCCAGAGAACTATCTATCCTATCAATGCTGATATTTGTCAAAACCCTTCCAGAACCAGAAATATAAGTCATTTCAACTCCAGAAATAGCGCATTTTCCTTGTTGTTTGTTGTATAGGTCAACCAAGTAAAAAATATCAATATTGAAGCCAAGATGCTGTTTTCTTTGTGTTGCGTGATACAAAATTGATGAAATAAAGTTTTTAGGAGTAAGTGATCTTTTTTTGCATTTTGACGAGTAATTAACTGGATGTTGTTCTTTGGCAAGCTCCAAAACACAGTGTTTACACTTTGACCTATATTTTTTTGTGCCATCGCTAAAACAGCCATTAGAGTAGAAATCTGACAAAGGTTTATGCAATTTACATGACGAACACATTTGCCGCCCAAGAGCAAGTATTTCCGAATGAACTGGCCTAGCTTTGTTTTTTCTTTCCTTAACCCTACGACATTGTTTGCAATATGGCCTATATCTAATAGCGCCATCTTTACGAACGCCATGAATATAAAAATCAAAAAGAGACTTGCTGTTTTGACATTTTGGACAAAACGCAAAAGACAAGTCATCTTTTCCCCGAATAATGAATGAGTTAAATTTCTCCATCTTGCCATTATATAACATCCACTGCTTTGACCAGCTTTTGTTTGCCAAGTGGGAGATTTCATCACTTCACCTTTTTAGGCTTCTTTGCAGTCTTTGCCGCCTTCTTGAAGTCAGCATCTGTAGGTGCGGCCTTAGAACCCACCTTGTTCATCTTTTCACCAGAACCAGCCTTGATACGGGCTTGTTTAGCGTTAATGTTGGCGTAGAGTCCTTGTTTCATTTCTTCTTAGCCTTTCCAGCTTCTGACAAAGCAATTGCAATAGCCTGTTTTTGAGACTTTACGACCTTGCCACCCTTACCAGAGTGCAAAGCACCTTCCTTAAACTCCCCCATGACCTTTTTGACTTTCTTTTGGGATTTAGTCATTTTCATAGGGTTTCTCCTTAGTACAGGATTTTGGCGGTAATTGAACCTGAAGTCCAAGCAGTCACATTGGCTCGCAAATACTTAGGCGCATTGGCGGCAATGACGATGCCGTTAGCAGTCAAAGCAGTGCCAACTGTTGACCAATTAGTACCGTCAAGACTACCCTCCAAGGCAACAGTAGCAGTGGTGATACCTGAGACTTGCAAGAACGCTGGCTGACCAGCATCAGCTTGCACAGCCTTAGAAGCACCTGTAGCCCCAACTGCGCTAAGAAGTGTGATTGGTGCGGTTAAAGATGACATTATTTACCTCTTGAAGATTTTTTCATCATGTTGGTAGCAGTACGCTGACCACGCATAGGCATAGCCTTCTTTGGCTTACCAATAGCAACCATAATGGTCACAGGCACACCCTTTTTCTTGCCGTACTCTTTAGCTTCTTTTTCACCCTTTTCAGAGTAGGGAAACTTCTTTTTTCCAACCATAGGCATAGCGTTCTCCTTATTTCCAGACTCGATCAGCAACAAAGGTCACGATACCGCCCATAAAGGAAGCGATAGTCATTCCCATCCAAAAACCACCTTTACCCTTGTTGGCAAGTTCCAACAGGGCTTTGACATCAGAACTGAGTGAGTGCATCTCCTTCTGGAGAGCCTCGACTTGAGCCTCTAATTTGCCAAACTCTCTGGCATTAATATCAGACATTTGCTACCTTTCTGGGTCGACCCATGCGTTTAATTGTGGGAATGACAGGCGCACGAAAGGCGGTATCTGTACGAACTGAATCATAAGATTCTATGGTTACTTCTGGTTCGTCTACCCTTACATACCCTTGATGACCCTTCATGGAGTCAATATCGTGTTGCAAGGTAAAAGTCACGGTGTTACCTGACTGAAGACAACGAAAAGTAACCATAAGACCCCTTAAATAAGAAAGGGGGAACAAGTCCCCCTTATCTTTACACCATTCGAGCAATAACCAAGTTCAATGTTGTTGAAGCCAAGTCCACAGAACTTGCTGTTGGGTTGTAGGTCACGATGGTAACGGTATTGGCGGCTGAAACATAGGCTCTACGAACCAAGCCCGCCTCATCTACACCAATTGCCATACCAAGAACCATGTCGCCCAAAGCCACGCCTGCAACAGTTACTGTGTCTGTAGCTGTAGCAGTGGTAGCAACTGATGCGCTATTCAAAGTACAAGTTACATCCCAAGTATCTGTAAACAGACCACGGAATTGATCGTTTCCACGGCGGGAAACTACTGCTGTTGCTGCTGCCATTTTGATTTCTCCTAATTAAGTTAAAAAAGTCCCCCCACCACTAGGGCAGGGGGCGCAACTGCAATTAGCTAGGAACAACCAAAGCAAACATGGATGAAGACTTGGCTGCACCCACAGAAGCTGCATTACGCAAAGCGGCAACGCCATACAAAGTGTCAGAAGTAAACAGAGTAGCCAAATACTCTTGTTTGTACTGAACTTGTGAACGCACACCAACTTGCTCAACCAGAACCATAGAGTCCTTGTGGCCCATCAAGCAGACACGAGCAATAGCAGAACCGCTAGTTGGGAAAGCGGCTGTTGCAGATGCAGAGTCAGCATTGCTGGAGGTAAACACAGGGATACCATACAGGTTGCCGATTTCACCATTACGGATAGCATCGCCATTACCAACAAATGCTTGTTCGGTGTAGCGAGCCAGACCCATCAGGGTGTTGCGGCTTGATGGAGGAATGACGAAGAAACGATTGTCCATAGGAGTATCGTTGTCATCCAAACGCTGAATAGTGCGGCGAATAGCGGCATCAGTCAGAGCAGAAGCGTTACCAGTGTTGGTGTTGGCTGTGTAGTCAAAAGTGGTTGTACCGTCACCACCAATGAAGGCAGAACCGTACTGAGCACCAGTAGAACCACCATTAGCAGTACGACCCAACTGAATCAAGTCGGTATCAACTTGACGAGCCAAGGCGTAACCAGCATCAGCAGTGTAGAACTGACGCATGGAGTTCAGAGCTTGTGCTTCCACGATGTCTTCGATCAAGCGGCTGTACTCATAGTGCTTGTTGATAGACACGGTGACTTCAGACTCAGTAGCAGCAATCAAAGTGACTGCTGTCTCAGCGGCTTTGGCAGAAGCAGAACCACGGGTAGGTGCAGGAATGTGAACGGTGTCACCTTTCTTGCCCTTGAAGTTCATCTTCATAACCAAGTTCGCAAGAACCAAGTTTTTCTTATAAGCAGCTACGATTTCATCTGACCAAATTTCTGGGATGAATGTTGCGCCTGTGGTGGTAGTAACTGAGTTACTAGGGGAAAATGATGTTGCCATGTTTATATCTCCAAAAAATCAAAAGTTAAGTTATTTAACCCGTCCTTCGGCATACGCTTGCATGATCTCGTCACTCAAAGCATCGTACCGATTAGGGTCTTGCATTTTCAGCCGAATAAGGTCAGCCCTTCGATAGACTCGTTTTCCAGATTCACCAGTACCACCAACATCAACTGCGGCAGCTTTCAGATTGGTTTTACGCTGAGTTTCCCCTGCGTCACTCGTCTGTTTAGCCTTAATGCCCTTCAATTGCTTGTAGGTACTGAGCAACTCGTTAGCACTGTCATAGTCAAATTCACCATCAGCTTTGGCATACAAACCAATGCGAACTGGAGAAGATTTCACCCAATTAGCAAAGTCTGAATCTTGAACAATCTGACCAAAATCAGGGTGTTCTGCCGCCAACTTCTGTTGAATCTGCATTTTCTTGAAGTCTAAAGCCGCTTGTCTAGCCGCTAAAACATCAGGATGACTATCAACTGTCTTACGAACTGCCGCTTGTGGATTTTCAAAGAAATCTACTTCGGGTTCTTCCTCTTTAATAGGTTGAGACTTCTCAGAGAGGTTCTGCTTAATGAGATCATCTGCTAATTTGCGTACTTCACCTACCTCTTGAGCCTGCTTGCCAATCAGCTTTTCTGCCTCTTGGTGCATCTTGATAATGTCTGACAACTGTTTGCCCCGATATTTATCAGGAATGTCATCAGATACTTGCTCAACAGAAGTTTCAAGTTTCTGCTTTTCAACGATGTCTAATTCACTTTGCATCTCATCTGGATTATCAATCAACATATTTTTCCTTTTTCCTGCCACTTTTGGGTTCTAGGAGACACAACGGCAAAATTGCTTATGTTGTGGTTTTGCGTTCAGCAGCCAACTTTTCACGGTGTTTTCGGTCAAATTTCATTGCCGAGCCGGGAAAATGTCCCGACCACCCCTCCAAGTTAATGCTTGGCGCAGAGATTATGCGATTGGCTGAACCACCGCACTCACACTGAGTAGATTGCGCCTCATAAACGCAATATCGCTCAATCTTGTGTCCGTTTTCACAGACAAAATCATACATTCTTTTCATTCAATTCCTCATAGGCTCGTTCGCTGACCTCTTTCAAGGTTTTCAGCCAAGTCAAGATGGAAAGTTCTCCTTTGCGAAACTGCAAGGTCTTTTCATCAGGAATAACACTTATATTATTGAGTGACTCTATCATATTGTCAATATCAATAGTTAAGTCCTTCCAGCCCTCTGTCCCCATCATGGAGAACCGCTCTTCATAATAGCGTTGCAGTTCTGGGGTCATGGTTACTCCAAATCGGCCTTGGTAAAACCAAATCGCTCAATCGTACTCAAATCCTCAACATCAGACCAGATTGGCGCAATCACCTCTCCATCGTAATCTGGCTGGCTGTAATTGTCTGGACGAACAGCAATATCCTGCTTGCGAGTCATAGAGCCTCGATCAGTGGAAACACTTCCGTGTATGGGCGAGAGCCAAGGTATTGCAGGATTGCGTTGACCAAGTTGGTGGAGAGTTTGATTTCGTTCATGGGGTTCCTTGTGGCATTGCCGCCTTAATCTCATCTACTGTTGAAGCAGAGTCAATCGCTGTTTGCATAGCCGCATACTTGTCTCTCACTGCTTGCCTTGCTGTCTCAGCCGCTGTTGCTTCAGAGGGAATGGTTGCCTTGATGTCCAAAGGTGCAAACTCAAGCGTTCGTGCTTCTCTGCGCTTATCGTGAGCAATGCTCTTTGCCTTGTCAATGTTTATGGTAATCACTCAGAATACTCCCATGCGTTGCGGAATGTGCGGTCAGATGGGATGTCAGCGACATCCACGATTTTGAAAGGACGGGGCGTGGAAGACACAACAACGCCATCCTGCATTACAACGACAGGAGGAACGTCCTTGGCGGCAATCTCTTCAATGGTCAGTTCGCAGTTGGGGGAAGGAACGATGACAGACACGCCGCCATCGTCAGTTGGGTAAATGATGCGAGAGTTCATGGTTACTCCTGATGAATTAGCGGAAGATGGCGACTTGAACAAACGGTCTGTCTGTCGCTGTGAATACGGAGTTTGTCACCAAAACTTGAGATGCACTCGTTGTAGGCGACGTATTAAACGCTGATTGGGACAAACAAGTTCCTGAAGATGTATCACCCGCAGTCACTACAACTGCATAATTCGCATCTGGCATCGCAGTTGTAAAGTTGACCGTGTAGTTGCCAGTACCGTTATCCGTAATACTAGATACATTACCACTTGCACGAATCGCCACAGTGCCAGTGCCGTTGAAGTTCACCCAAGCACGACAGCCGTAAGCAGTGGCAACAGAGCCGTAGCCGTTATTGAACAGCAAGTTACCGCTGGAGTCGATACGCATAGCCTCCGCACCACCCACACTAAAAGCAATAGTGTCAGCCGCAGGGAAGAAGAATCCTGTGTTGGTGTCGCCAGTAGTGGTAATTGCAGGAGCAGCCGCAGTTCCTGCTTGAACAGTTGTGACACCTGTAGCAGACAGGGTAGTAAATGCACCTGTAGAGGCAGATGATGCACCAATAGTCGTACCATCAATTGTTCCTGCGTTAATATCAGCAGTGTCAGCAATCAAACTATCAATGTTGGCAGTTCCATCAATATATAAATCTCGCCACTCATGACCAACTCGACCCAAGTCATATGCGTTATCTGTTGCAGGGTCAAAATCAGAATTGATACGTGCTGTAAAAGTTACTGTATCTGTATTACTGCTACCTAGTGTTGTATTGTCGTTTACCGTTAATGTGGTGAATGTACCTGTGTTGGGTGCTGTGTTGCCAATGGTAGGTGGACTTGATAAGTCTAAGCTACCACCTAAAGTCAAATTACCACTGCTAGTAACTGTTCCTGATAATGAAATGCCAGAGACTGTGCCAGTTCCACCAACACTTGTAACAGTTCCAACTGTTGAGTCAGCAGAGGTAATTGTGAAGTTTGGGTAAGTTCCAGAAATAGATGTTGTACCCGCACCAGTCAAACTAACAGTCTGGTCTGGTGCAGTGTTAGTGATAGTGAAGTTAGGGTAAGTACCGCTAGTAGAGATGCCTGTGCTTGCAGTTAGCGAAACAGTCTGATCTGGTGCAGAGTTTGTAATGGTCAGAGTGCCACTTGATGTAATTGGGCTACCAGTAACAGTTATTCCTGTTCCAGCCGTAGCCGACACACTTGTTACAGTTCCAACCGATACAGCACCAGTCTGACCATTAACAGATGTAACTAAGTTTGATTGGTCAATCTTCTGCCAAGCAGAACCATTAAACAGCAACCAGTCACCAATAGCCCAATCAGTAATGCCATCCAAATTGGTAGAGCCAGCAACAGAAACAATGTAGTAGTAGCCACTTGTGCCTGTGCTACTCGCCAATGTTGGTGTGTTGGTAGAAGCGTTCCAAGTGCCTTGGTATGACAGTCCACTGCCGCTGACAGTAGCCCAAGAAAGATCAGTTCCATTGGTAGTCAAGAACTTTCCTGAGTTTCCTGTTTGGCTAGGAATCAGGTCATCAATCTGGGTCTGTAAAGAAGCTAGAGTATCAAGTACAGACTGAGAAGTACCGCCACCATTAGTAATGACTTTGATGCGTTCTGCAAGATCAGAAGCAACAACTTCACCAACATTGAGTTCAACGCCAGTAGACAAACTAATGATAAGACTACCATCAAAATCAATGCGAGCAGAGGTAACAGAAACACCGTCAACACCATCCACTCCATTACGCCCATCTCGACCAGCGTCACCTTTATCGCCTTTAGCTCCATCTCTGCCGTTCTTCCCGTCTTTTCCATCTCGTCCATCCTTGCCGTTGATACCATCACGACCATCTTTGATGGATGACACACGCTTTTCAATGGCATTGCCTACATCGTCAAAACGAGAACGAATGTCAGACTCAATTTTCTTTAAGGCTTGTACGACTAAATCAACATTAGCCGCAATCTTTTGCTTTTGAACTTCTTTACTTTCAGCAATAGACTTCTGAATTGACTGAAGAACAGCCATCTTCTGTTCATCTGTCATCTCATCTAAGTTTGGCAACAGACTCATTTCAATGCTCCAGACAGTTGATCTAAGAAGTCATTTTCTACTGAACGCAGATTCTCTTGTTTGTTTGCCATCTGTAATTCAACAATCTTTGACTTGTTTTTGATGTCTGCTTCCTTCAACATCAACTCAGCAATCTTAACTCTCTTGTCAAACTCACGGGATGCTGCTTCATCTTCATTAGGCAGGTTTTTGGTAACAGCCGCCATGTTCTTAGCCTGAACTTCTTGAGGCAACAATTGCGCTTCAACAGCCAGTTTAGTGGCTTCAGCACGATTTTGTTCAGCTTGAGTAGTAGAAACAGCAATCTGAGCCTGTGCCGCTTGCATAGCCAACTGCTGTTGCATCTGCTCCATCTGCTGTTGTTCAGGATTTGGTTGCATCATCTCATCAAGTTTGGCAATCAACTCAAATCTGTTGGTCAAACTAGAGTTTTGCATGATTCCCTTCAGAATCAAAGGCAGAACAGGCGTATTTGGCCCAAGAGTCTGCAACAAACCAATGAATTGCTGCTGTTCATACTCACGAGCAATGATGCCCAAGGTGGCAGTCGGGATGAAGTTCATGTCCACAGATGGATAACGCTCTGGGTCAAACTGCATATACCTGAAAGCCGCCTTCTTGATGAAAGGAATCAGGAAATCTTCTTGGAAATTGACCAAAGTACGCTTGTACTTCTTGATGATGGTAGCTACTGCTGTAGACATACCAGCACCATCCCTAGTGGACTGGCTAACCATACCCTGAGAATCCAATGTCCCAGTAGCTTGCAACAACATACGCTCAAATTCCTTGG